CAGCCAACATTTCGGAAAGATTTACTAACGAACATGTTGCTATGTTAGTATCAGTTCCTAATAGCATACCGTGGCCCCAGTCATCCGCTCTTGTTAAATGCGGCGAGGCAATGGCATAGTCATTCTCGACTAAGAAGAATCTTGGGAATGTCCTTATAGAAACTTTATACTGAACTTGCGGATTAGTTTTCCCGCGCATCCATGCAGGATTGTAAGTTACCCAGTTAGAAAGGCTACAGTCAATCGGTCCTGTATATCGATCTTTCGGACAATTACCTCTATTTCCAGCATAATCTACAGCATGCATAACACCAGATGTAGTATATGGAGCTATTGTTCTCTTTGAAGTTGTTACATCGACCCAGTAAGGACAAGTTAAGCCTTGTGTGCCATTGAATGTATTGTTTAATATCTTTACATTCCAGTAAATGTTATACAAATCACCTGGTACAAATGCTATGTCACTGTCAAATACAGAATTCTCAGCAACAATTTGGAAGGCATAGTGACTAGATGGAGATGCAATAGTCAATGGATATACATTTATATGAGCACCACTTGTAACATGAGAATTATAGAATGCAATATTTCTAGTATTTACTGTTGAAGAAATAATAGAATTATTGAATGTTAGTGCTACATCGTAAGTAGTGTCCATGGCCCACAATGAGTTTACACAACTTACAGCGCCTCTGTTAAGTGTCCAACCATTTCTAACAGTAGAATTATCAGATACATATAGGCTATTCAGATTAGCAAATGAATTTAAACGAACGCTAGAATTTACAATACTAAGTGATTGACCATTGAATGTAAATGTATTGCTAATATAGACATTCTTAAGTTCATATTGCATAGACTGTCCATTCTTACCCATTGTCAAAGAATTAATAGTACCATTCTTGACAGAGGTATATTCAGTTGCATCAATAGTAGAAGCGCTACGTCCTTTAAGATCAAGTTCAGTAACACCGTTCTTGTAGGCTACCTTGGCCATATTGGCTACGTCTATAAAGTCGTCTGCATCGAATGTGCATTTCTGACCAGAAAGGTTAACGAATTCTATATTTTCAGGATAGATAGCATGATTCAAATAGTATCTATCGCTAAATGGCATATTACCAAAGCGACACTTGGAGTCTCTCTGTAAGAAACTACCAGGGCCTACAACCCTACAGTTATTGAAAACAAGGTAATAGCTACCAGTATCTGTATTCAAGGCGCCAGAGCCATCGGTATAGAATGTAACGGCCGTATTTGTAATGCCTCCAGTAAGCTGGTTATTAGTCCAGTTCTTACCGTCACAGTATTTCTGTCTTGATGCACAGCCCCACCATGATCTTGCATTCTTATACCAGCATGAATGAACAGGACAGTTAGAATCTGTTGGCTGAATGTCACCAATCCATGTAGTAGGTTTACCCTTTACGTCAACCCATGAACAAGAAATACCGTTATCGAACTGTGAATTGCTCGTCAACAGTAATTTCTTTGTAGTATTGAGCCAAGTAGTATTTTGGTAGTGGCCAGGTACAAAGTAAACTCCTTCCGCAGTTCTTTCATTAAATGAACCGACATAATTTACGAAGCTCAATAAGTTATGGATATTTGAAATTTGTCCCGGATATACGCCATAATAATCAGACGGAATATAAGGCTCGTCGAACAATAATATCCATCTACCTTCGCTAGTTAAGTTACTTCCGACTACATAACCGCCATCGTCGTCCTGTGTAGCATTAGGATCCCAGATATAACTTCTCAACGGGCAGTCATGGTCATTGTAATAACCGATAACGTTTACTACACCGGCTTCTGGATCCATGTTTCTCAGTTCGTTCATCCCGTGAGCAGTTTCCCTATTGACAGCATCGTCATCCATACCGGCCATGTATTCTCTGACAAACTGCCAGTTCATAGAATCGTCAGTATCTAACGGCAATCTGAAATCCCCGAGATATCTGTAAATTCTTACCAATGCCAATTGTGTAACGAAATAACTAGTAGTAGGTCTACCGTTCCCGTTAAGGATAATTGGATTAGTAGCAGGTACGCCGTTATAGGTAGTAACTTCGATCAAGTCGCTACTTATCGGATCCCTGACTTCCAGTTTACCATACGGAATAGGCTCATTATCAATATCCAAGAATTGGTCATGTTGATTAATTATAGGATTGTATAACATTACTTGTTACCCTTCAATCTAATTGTTTCCTGCTTAGCCAGTTCGTTACGTGTCTTAGCGTCGGTTACTGCCATTTGTCCTGCAGTCTTGAAATTCTCGGCTTCGGCTTTCTGTTTTGCTACATCTAACTCTACAGCTTTCTTTTCAAGTTCCATTTCATTTTTATCAGATTCATTGGCCATTTCCAATAAGTCCTTTTCCGAAAGGGAACCATCGAGCCTATGCTGTAGAATCATCTTTTGTAATTCTTGTTCATGTTTAATCTGCGCAAGTGTCAATTCTCTTTCCAGACTATATGCCTTGAGATCAGCTTCTCTCTTCTGGTCTTCCAATTGCTTGCTTAATTGGGCAATCTGGACATCACGTGCCTTAATTTCATTGTTAGCCTGAGATAACAATTCCTGGTCCTGCATTTCCTGTGCAGTAGGCATCGGTTGCAGCATATTCGCAAAGTTCATGACCCATTCGTTATCCTTTTCAATCATGGCCTGCGCGATCATGAGCTTTCTCTTGTCTTCTGGAGTATCGACAAACTGGCCGAGGCCCTGTAATACTACACGTGCTTCCTGTTTCTTCAACGCCTCATCAGGACCTTCGACAATTTCTATCCTAATCTTGCCATAGAGCTTCCTACCCAAGAGCAATTCGAAGAAACACATACCGGCCACCTGTAAGCTGAATCTCAAATTCTGCATATAGCCACGAACGTTGTTATTGAATGTCTTTTCATTAGTCAGTACTTCGGTAGCGCTCTTTTCCACGTCGGTTTCTAGACCTACACTAGGAATACCGACTACGCTGTTTACCATCTGTAAGGACTGTGCAAACAATTCGCTTACGTCACCGATTTCAACGGCATTGCTTAACTTCTGAGGAGGTTTCAGTTCTCTCTTACCATCGTCGCTTACGCTCTTGTATGTCAAGATTGGCTTGCCGTTCTTCGGTGCATTTTCGTAATCCTTGATATCGCCCTCTATGGAGTCAATATCGGTGAGCCATAAGTTCTTCGGGTTGGTAGCGAGTCTTTCGATAAGGTTATTGTAACCGTAATTGATTAACCTCTGGATGCCTTCCATCTGGCTTACGATACCGGTATATGTAACTTCACCGTCCTCGTCCCAAATCTTCTCACCGAATACAGGAATAACCGGAATATATGTCAACGGAAGCTCGACAGTCTCAACGATATCCCTACCGATAAGCTTGAACACATATACGCCGTTGTCGCCCCTGACATAGTAAGTCACCAACGGGGCATAGTTCTTACGGTCATAATCGTCCGGAATGTCAACTGTAGGCTGTTCGACGTCGATATCGCCATAATGGTCCCTAATCCACTTCTTGCTCTTGAGCTCGACAATGGCACACTGTTCCTGGTCACTGCCGTTTCTCTTGTTCAAGTCTGGATCCAAATAAACCTTCTCTACGTCCTCGACCGAATACATGACCGGTTCTATCATACCGTCAGCTCTATAGTCTGTAGACATGACCAATATACCAAGACCAGCCTCGACACTGGAGCTCAATGCCTCTACGGTAGCCGTAGTATTGTCAGGATCCTTGAGAAACTTTACGCCAGCCTTATCCATATCGGACATACCGGGTACATGCCATGCATACGTATTCGTAAGATATGTATTGACGATAGTCCTTACGGCATTACGTACTACGTTTAACTGGAAGGCCGTTCTATCCTTCCCTAGAATCTCAGTGTCTTCCTTTGACCACTGATCGCCGGCAAGAATGGCCCTGTCTGTCTTGATTCTTTCCAGCAAATCTTTATATTTCTTACGTGAACGGTCGCTGAACTTTCTGAATTTCTTGATTAAATCTTCGGAATCTGTTTCGAACATACTAATCCTTTATAATGCTCTTATATTTATATGTGTCCATCAGTTCCAGCAGTTCTGTAACTTTCTTTATACGTTTTCTCCAGTCTCTGGGAGCGTCTTCATAGCCCCAGAACCAGTGAATCACTTCATGTGTCTGGAAATTCAACCCTACGAACATTTCCTCGCTAAGATTTTCGTAATCCCACGGATTGAGATGGTGCAAATTCCACGTACTAGAAAGAGGGCTACCGGTTACCCAGTCAACCCTTTGTTTCTTACGCATTCTCTGTCTGAACTGTCGCCATTTGCTGGTCTTCCTGAACGCAGCGTGTGTATCGCCTTTCTTTCTCATACTAATACCTGATTCTGAGGTGAACATGCATTTAACCATTTAATTGCATGATCGTTTGATTCTATCCAGTCACCATGACTGTTTATAAAGTTATACTGATAGTCTAGAATTTCCTTCCAGTTCGCCTTTATATCAGCAAAAACTTTTTCCAGCTGTTCCTTGGTCGGATTGTCAGGCACCCTACACAAAGGATGTATTCTTTCGTATGGACTACCTTCGAAATAAGAACCCATCATTACTGCACCCAATGCACAGCTTTCTACGAATTTGAGACATGACTTACATTTTACAAATACGTTATTCGCTAAAGGTGCCATGATTATATCCGGCTGCGTCCTACATAAGAAACCAGCATAATTTGGCGTATCGAACCATGGAGTAGTCTGTATTTTATCTGCTACTTCCTCAAGGAAATATGAAACGCCCGCCATTTCTATATACTCTATCTTATTATTCTTGATATTGTCTTTTAAGAACTCTACCCATTCGCCAGTATAGTCGCCTCTAAGACCAGCTACGCCAGTAGGACATTGTGGATTAATCGGTATAGGCTGTAAACAATGCTGCTTACCAGACGGTGTTATGACTATAGGCTTATCCCTAAAGAATGTCTTACGGTTAGTATTATACAAACTACGTGGTACCGCATTTTCCAATACTACAGTATTCCAGTAGTTAAATTTTTCATTATATACTCTTTCAAGCATCAAAGTAGATACAATCATCCTGTCAAGATACTTTACTGATTCAGCTACAATCCTGTCGGTCTCTGTAAAGTCACGCCTTGAAAGTGACGCACCGTTATAATTAGGAATAGACTCACCGTGAAACTCAGTGAAAAGATCATCCAGTTCTCCTACTAGGGAATAACCGAACTTCGGTTGCAATTCCTTATATCTCTTAATCCATTCAAGCATCGTTCCGACAACTGGTCTCTGGAAAAGAATACATCTTGTATTCGACAATAGGTTAGTGTCCATTATCGGAAACGGTGTAACTACTACTTTAGTATTATACTGTGGTGTAGCATTTATATGGTTAGCCAATGTAGCAATTCTATGGTAAAAGCACCCGCCACCACCTCCCATTTCGGGAGTGATAACTAAAATAACCGGTTTATTCATTATTTTTCCTCTCCATCATAATAGTCTTCGAAGCCAGAGTTCTGATCCCATTCGGGCATTTCCTGTCTGCACCACTGACTATCGTTATAATGTTTAAGATATGCGTTCAATGCGTTCTTGCATAACTGCGTAAGATAAGCCAATGCGCTTGTATCTTTCTCAGTGTCGTAACGGTTGCAATACTGCGCAACAGTCAATACGCATTCCTGAACTATATCTTCGTATTCGTTGTAAACTTTCTGGTTAACGAGCCTGTAAGCCGCAATGATACCTTCGGCTATCTTATATACGTTCTTAAAGAACTTGACACTTACCTCGTTAAATTCCTTGGCATTATACTGCCTATTAGACAACTGCCTCTTACGTGTTTCATAGAACTTCTTGCCCTTGGCGCCTACAGTTCTATACCACTTTTCTAGCCATTCGCCATTATCATTGGGATTATTGAGGATGTAGTATACTAACTGCTCCCTCAGTTCCTTGTTATTAACATATTCGTTTTTCTTTTTTCTACCCATATTATAAAATATAGTAAAAATATTTTTACAATGGCGTATAAAAATAAAAAATCCGGATATTTCTATCCGGACTTCAAGGAATTATATTATGCCAAATAAGGTTTTTTACGCCCTGATGGACACTGCGGAAACTAGGAGATTACTTAAATGGAAAACATGAAACAAGCCGCAATGTCCGTCAGGACGCCCCGCTATGTGAAGCAAAAACCATGAAATTACAATAGAGGCAACGGGACGCCCATGTAATATATTTATGCTTCTGTGTTGAGTCCTCCGTAGGTTTCGTCAGAATCATCTTCATCGTCTTCTTTCTTCGGGAACCACTGGACATTAGCGAAAGCACCTTCCTTATCTTCCCTGAAATACTTTACAGGAATAGACTTAGCAATCTTCTTTTTCTTGCCGAGAGCTCGTGTAATTTCATTTACAATGTTTACTACCAAGTCCCAGTTGCTTTCAGCTTCTTCTTTCAATCTTTCTTCTGATACGCCGAAATAATCACGAGCAATTACGTATAAGCGCTGGACGTTCTGTTCGAAAAAGAAATAACCCTTATCTCCTTCGTCTCTCTTCGTAATCCACATATTGCACAATGCGTCTTTTACGGCGTCATCTAAACCCTTGAACTGAATCTTAATTGCTTCTTTCTGTGACTTCTGTGTCAAGAGAGTTTCAATCTTATTGATTTCACAATTCCAAATACCGTTAATAAAGTGTGGCTTATTTTCGCTTGCTGCGTTAACTTCGTCAATATTCTTAATGTCTGTATTAATCATTATATTACCTTCACGATACCTTTGTTAAATTGCGAATGTTCGGTATCTTAATCACATTCACAACTTATAATATAGAAATTTTTTCGTCCTCTGGACACGAAAATAATTTATTCTGAAGATTCTTGTTCCATTACAACGTCTATATTGTGTCTCAGCTTTTCGAATTCTTCCTTAGCCTTATTACCATGATAGACTGCATGTTTAGAATCCACTATTTCCGGTTCACCAATCTTGATATAGTCCTTGTTCGTGATTTCCCAGAATGACGTTTTCATAATATCTGCAGCGATGTCTATATCAGAGTCCCTATGGATCTTAAAGAAAATTTCATCATGGATAGTCGCGGCCAGTTCTATGTCCGTTTCGTTCAGCTTATCTACGATACGTCTTAATATACAGCTTCCTGCTCCCTGAATCGGCATATTCATGATACTGAGTATGCTCTTGGTCCTGTGCATGCTGGGGTCCTTCACGGTATAGATAAACCCGTCCGGGAATATGAACGTCGCCTCTTCGTCATTGTGCAAGGATTCGATAATGTATTTAAATCGGGACTTTTTAGACGTTACGTCAGGAAAGCCCTCTTCGAAATTCTTCAGGATATCCTTAGCATCCAAATTCAAATCTTCCGGCACCCTACTCTGTAGAGATTTAGCACCCATACCGTATTGTATACCTAGACACATGGTCTTGACAGCCCCTCTAAGCTTTGCCAATTCAGGATTCGACTTGTCCAGAACGCAGTCCTTAGGGACTATCTTCATAACCTTACCTGTATGCCAATAATAGTCTGGAGACAAATAAGCGTCCTTGAGTCTGTCGTCATTTGCCCATGCCGCCAGCACCGCGACTTCCTGTGAACCAAAGTCCAGATAGACATACCTAGAATCATCCATAGGCTGTATAAGCGTTCTCATGGCCTTAGACCATAACGGAAGGAAACCCTCAGAAGGCTTTGCACCGCATCTACCAGTCTGAGTCCCAACGATACATCTATGAGACGGATGCGTAAACTTACCGTCATAGGTTCTAAGCCAATATTTGTCGTCCTTAGGCATCAGGGACTTCAGGAATTTCTCTTTCGTCATTTCTGGCTTCTTGACGATACCCTTATACATCTGCATTACTTCCGCATAATTACGTAAGGCGTTTATGAACGGAAATTTTTCAAGTCCCTTGAATTTATCCAGTTGCTTTCCCGTAGTGCTCAAAATACCCTTGGCAGTCCTAGGCCAAGAATCCAGTTTCCCGTTGCGTTCCAGTTCTTCAGACAATAAGTCCTGTATCTTCTGCTGGCTTTTTGTCCAGACACCTTTCTTGACGGTATGTATGTCATAAGGGAACTGGCTCATTGCCAATGTCTTAAGGTCCATAGCATGTGTCTGTATCTTATCCATTATATCCGCGTTTATCGGAATACCACGCATCGCAATCTTACTGTAAATCGCCGCTATATGCCCAAAATATTCTAACGGGTGACAAGACATCTTAAAGTTATCCTTGGAATACATCTTATAGGCATTCCGTGCCATATTGTTATATTGCAAATACTGGTCTTCGGCCAACGAAATCAATAAGTGCACATCTGACTCGCAATACTCGATATACTTTTCCTTATTGTTGTCCAGTTCGGGAATAGGATCGAATATGAGGTCTGCACGACATTGGTGCTTATTTTCTTTTACTTCCTCCTCTTCTTCACCCTTCAGCAATCCATGACGTGCCAATGTGTCCGCAAGGCTGTATGACGGTACCAGATTGGCAGGCAAGTCCAGGTTATTGTTATGCAACAGCCATTCAGTGATATAAGTATCGAACCAACGAAATTTGGACGGGTCCAATCCCAATTCGCAAAAACACCTACCTTCCGCCTTCTCTACAGCATGGGAAATAAAAATACATTCCTCTGTCCTCAAGGATTCCAGTCTTTTGATAAGGTCAGAATAATTCTTGTTGGTAATCCAATAGGATTCCTTATGACCATCTCTAAACGCCATTGAACAGCAAATCAGTTCATACGCGGGACCTTTGTCCTTGTATTCAAAGTCTATTGCCACCGCGTTATCAAAATTTATTTCTATTAACGTTTCAATCATAATACAAATATAGTAATTTTAAATTTCTTTTAAACCCTCTTTATAAATTTGCTCGTTGTCTATAAGCTGACCATTATCCTTGTCTACTCTCTTTCGAATAAACACATGGGCGATACCAGCGTCATCAACGCAGTCTGGCCACAATCTGGCGAGAATCATGGTTACTCTCTGCAATCCCGCCATATGCTTACCTACCGCCTTGCAGTATGAACAATATTGCTGGTATTCTGGAGCCATGAACTTGGTCTTATCCGTACGGTCACAGTCCGGCGTGATATCACAATATTCAATCCAAGTATTGGTAGAAGTATTGGTAGGAATATAATGCTTCTGTACCTCTACGATTTTCTTAGATACTTCTGACTGTCTATCCCAATAGCCCTTATCGTTATTTTCGTCTATACCTCTTAACGCTTCCGGAAATCTTTCCAGGATTGCATTCAACTCGTCATACGATTTAGGTGGCGTGCTCCTCTGGCAGTTAAACTCAAACCATCTTCTCATAGCATCACCGTCATAGATGATGTCGTAAAGATGCCTGTTCGCCGTAGAAATCGGTACAAACGTGTTCTTTACTTTGTTCTGGTCCTGAGTCTGAAACTGTCTTACGGTAAAAACTTCCTGTGTCATAATCTGCTTAATGGCGTCTACCGCATTGTCATTCAAAGAAACATCGCTGTCGGAATTTTCGCCAGTATTCAAGTCGTCAAATATAATTACATAGTTATCCGTAAATTTACGATATTCTCTGTCTATATCGTTCATGATACGCAAATTCGTAGTAATTATAAAGTCATCGATAAACTTGAACATGCGATTGAGCATTTGTGTCTTGCCTATGCCCTGTGAGCCGTTGAAATTAATCCAAATATGCCAGACAACCGGTTTACCGAACATTCGTCTTTTCAAGCACCACATCCAGTGCTTGAACATCATTTCATAAACGTCATAGTCTTCCTTAATCTGCAGATAGTCGTAGATATACTTCAAGAATTCGTCAATGAACTTATTTCCGTCATATGCTACAAGCTGGTTCTTAGACGCCTTGGTAACTGTCTGCAACTTTCTCTTTAACGTATTCCAACCTGCATCCAGAAGACCTTCCTTATAAATCTTATCGAGTCCCAATGTAAATACACGAAGGGAAAGCCAGTCCCTGACAGCCTTGTCGTTAGCGCCTATAGTGACCCCGTCAGAACAGAATTCGATAAAGTCACCTCTACTGGAAATATTCAGAGGACAGTCCTTAGACTGTAGCTGTTCATAAATCCAGGAAGATACCATATCTAAACCTGGAAGAATTGTCTTAGATTTCTTAGGCGTATTATCTGCGATATAGTCCACTATATCCTGATAGGTACATTCTGGGTCCTGCCCGAAATCTTCGCACAGACTCAAATACTTAGCAGCGACTGCCCCAGGGAGTACTTTTTTTGTCTTTCCGTCTGACAATTTTTCTGCCAGTGCAGAATCAGAAGGTCTCCAACAATACTTATTCTTAAAATATTCTTCAAATTTATTTGTCATTATGCTTCATCCTTTTACGATAATAATTGTTATATTTCTCTCTATAGCAGGGCGGACTACTTAACGGGCGTAACTCATAATCATGCCCCCATGCGTCCTGTAAGACTCTCTTCGCCGACAATCGTCTTCTATGATAGTTAATATACCTGTAACCTGTATATTCATCTACTTTAACCCTGGCGAGTCGCCATGAACTGGCATACCCTCCACGTAAGTCCAGACAGTAGACCAAAGTTGCGTTTTTATCGATATACATCCCATATAGGTTTGAAAATTTAAAATTAGGGTCTTTCTTGACCTGTTCCAATGCTTCGTCGGTCATAATTAATCCTTGTATTGAATTTGATTTACTTCACTTATTACATCAATCGGCAGTTCTTCCTGACCATAAACCCAATCTATATAAGAGTCCCAATTGTTCTCCCTGATATAGAACTCCGCTACGATGTCGTTCTCGTCCGATATGTAATAATGGTTAGGGTCGTCGTATGTCGCAATTTCGTAATTCATAAAAATATGTCCTCATGGTGTAACCACTCACCACAAGGACATATAGTTGAAGGAATTATATGGAAAATCTCATGTTCTGCACGTTAGACAAAGAGTGGTTAAAGTCTCGTGCTGTTGATATTACAAATATAGTAACTTTCTCGACGGTCATAAACTAAATGAAAATAATTTGAAGTTTCTTCACTAAAATATGCATTGCAAATTCTGTTATACATATTTTATATACAGTTGAAATTTAGGATCCTATAATAATAAAATAAAAGGAAAGAAGAAATAGGCAATTCTGAATTTTCTTCACTGAAGCCATCGACGGGTGCTTCCAGAGTTACTTCAAGCTCTTCGTATTTGTTTAAATCTATTTCGGGTATTAGATCGTAATCGTTATTCATACTATAATAATTAGTGTCCTTCTGCTTAGAAACTCGTAACTAGTCCTTAATCGCACAGAAACATGTCTCTGGACTTATATTATAATTCAAGGGTACAAATATATTACTCCTAAGAAAATTAAGTACAGAACGTTATTTAATATAGTTAAATCCCGTCTGTCCGTCAACCCATATAAGAAATCCAGAAAAGAAAAATTTTGTTTACAATTTATAAATTAATTGCTATATTTAAATTATAAAAGAAGGATAAATGACTATGACAAAGAAACCTTGGGTATCAGACACAATGAAACAATACTGGGAAGACAACAGGGACACAATCGTAGAGAAGATGCGTAACAGGGAACATGCGACAGGTATAGACATCTGTCAGACTGTAGATGGTAAAAGGGATCCGGATAATTATCGTGACTACCAGAGAGAATACCAGAAGCAATATAGGAAGAAGCACCCGGATTACTACAGGGCAAGATACAAGACAGACCGTAAGGTTATGAGGATGGAGACACTTGCAGCTTCATTGAAAGAAATCATCGCTGTTCTGGAAGTCATGGATGAAGACAAGATATCATACTATGACACATTGGGAATTCCTGTTTCCGCAGCTGATTCGTTGAAGATGATGAATAGCGCTATTCCTGTAAATACAGATTTTATGACATCATGGGATATATTGCAGATGCTGAGAGACAAGGTTATAGAAATACAGATGATGGCCAGAGACTACAGGGAACATCTGGTAAAAGAAAGAGTAGAACGTAAAATCAAGGAGAGAATATAATGATTACTTTAGAAAACTTGGCAAATCCAAATATGCTAGACGCATTCGTTGTACCAGAACAGGAGTGGGCTATAATGAGTCCACAAGAAAAGATGGCGATATTATTTCCAGATGTTAGCACTAAGCCTCTTACCGACGAGGAAATAGACATTTCTGAAGAGATGATGTGGGATGACCAACAGAACGGTTAAAGAGGTAAAGTAATGACATGAACTAAAGATGAATTTATTGAAAAATATGGATTAGCAAAGTATAATGAATTTAGAGAAAAAGCTCGTTTACGAAATTTACAAAATTATTATAAAAAACTTGGTATTTCAAGAGAAGAGAGAAAAGAATATTGGAAGAATAAAAAAGATAAATTAGAAAAAGAAAAGTTAATAAAACAAAAAGAAAGAAAGATTGAATCAATTGATAGAAAAATAAAAAGAGTAAAAAGACATAATGAACTTTATAGTTATAAGTCACATTCAAGACAAATATTTCGTAGAATGTTTCCTAAATTAGATTTATCAGAATATAATGTTCATCACTGTTTTGGGCCAAGTAGTGATAATTTTGTTGTATTATTAAAAAAAGACCATTTAAATTTACACAAAAAATTTGGAAGGAATAATTCTGACTGCTTATATAATAATCCAGAAGTTAAAAATTTTATTTTATGTGTGCCACATTTAATAGTTTTAAATAAAGAGATAACTGAAAACACATTAGATATCTAATTAAAATATATAACACACACAACGGGTTTACGAAAGTGGACCTTTTTACTATATTATAGTCATAACAAAAAGGAAATACTATGAACACTAAACTCAACAATCTTTGTGGTTATCTTAAGAAGCTTCCATATATGTGTATGGGAGACCATCCTATGCTTGGTAAGATTACATTTAATGTAAATCATTTTAGTCAAGATAGTAAAGGAATAATTACTATTGACTGGTTACAGAAGATGTCTAAAGTTTCGAATAATCTTAAGGGTAAAACAATTCTTACAGTAAAAGATAATGAATTGCATGTGACTAATTGTGATAGTCGTGAAAGACCTTTGAATGATATTGCCGGTGCAATTGTATATGAATTAGCAAACAAGTTTGAATTAGAATGTAATTATGACAGAAGAAATTCCGCAACTTTTTCTGTAAAATGGGTTGACAAGGTTTAAACAATTAACTATATTATAATCATAACAATAAGGAATTACAATATGAAATCCATTTATGACTTCGTTAACAAAATCTCCAAGAATGCACAAGACTTGGTTTACAGTGTTCCTAAAGTGCATAACCTTTATGGAAACATGAGTACAAATTGGCTTGAATGGGCAATTAAACTCGAGAATAAGGTATATAAGGTAGAACATCGTGACACGGATGGATTCTTATATGGTTACTATGACATTAGTGTAAATATTCCTAATATCGAAGCATGTAAAGAAGAAGTTACTAAATGCCTTTCTGAATATAACAAGTATGTTAATCAGATGAAAGTACGCAGGGAAGTAGCAAAGCGTGAACGTGAATTTAAGAATACGCTTGAATGCATTAATTGCACTATGATTACACCCAATGAAGTCCATGAACTGCTCAAGGATATTGGCTGTGCTATCTGTCAATCTAAAGGCGTTAAGGTACAAGAATGGGCTAATGCAGAAAAGACTCGTTACTGGCCCAAAGCAAGACATACTATAAAGAAGATTAAATGTCGTGTTGATGGTAATACATATTGTAAAGAAGATATTTTGGCGGCAATTGCATAATAAATGAGGTACCTAATGACAAAAGAACAAATATTGGCTCACTTGAAGTCTGTCGATAATCCTGACGAATATGTAAAGGAATTTATCAGACAGATTGAAATTAGCAAGTAACTTCACTCACAATCAAAAACCCCAAGGCATGTGCCAAGGGGTTATTTTATTATCTTTGAATATTACGTTGATATTTTCTATCGTTATATCTATTTGATACTTCTCTAAAATATCTATTAATTTTTGTATCTTCTTTAAGTTTTTCCCATGGTAATGGGTCATTTAACCAAGATTGATATAGATCAGGAACACCGTAATGTTCAGCAAATCTATAACGAATATCCGGATCATTCGGTAATGATGCGAAAGTTTCTCTCAATTCTTTCTCTATTTGCCTATTACCCATATCTTTCCATTGTTCGTTTGAAAACTTACTTATAGCTTGATGCACACCATAGGAATGTAGTTTTTTGTCTGCTTTGTCAGGTATTCGCGGCTTATTATCATTTACTACTCTTTGAGCAATATCTGGACGACCTTGTTTCATTGCAATATCAATGATATTCTCTTTTGGAATTGTACCACCTCTTCCACGAGAGACAGGTCGTGTCTTATTAATTAAATATTCCCATTTATATTCATTTTCGTCAATAGCTGCATCTAATTTACGTGAATATTTGTCTTCCCATTGTTGTGGACCTACAAAGTCATCTTTACGTAATGAGCGTCCCGGTGGGTACATATCTCCTTGCCATGCCATATCACCATTGATTGACTTTTTATGCTTACCATTAGTACGAACAGCATTCGTATTAATGGCGCGCTGTCCTTGATTTTGAATATTTGCACCAGTATTTGTATTACGATATGGACCAAATACTTGTTCAGCAGGAACTGCTATTTGATTTCTATTTACTCTATGAGTAGTAGCTAATCCTTCTCCTTTACCCCATTCTTCTGGATTAATATATTTAGCAGGTATTTTATCTTCTTTATATAATTTTCTAGGTCTATTATTATTTTTCCAACTAGATTTAGTCTGAGCCCATCCTTGATATCCTAATCCTTCCTTCAAGTTATTAGGAATAGGCTTACCAGTCTTAGGATGCTTGATATAAGGCATAGGCACACCAAGAATAGCCGCTTCTTTCAGGATATCTTCTATATCTGCATCGTTCTTAGCGGCACCGTAGAAAGGTACAACATCTTCAGCAGCTAAGCTTAAAGTTTCAGAAGCGGGACCTTCAGGATTATCATGAAAGTTCTTTAATGCCCTGCCGCCAGGAATTAAGCCCAATAGTTCAGCAATCAACTCTTCCTTAGAAGGAAGGTTGAAGCTAATCATTGGTTTAGATTCGTCATATTCACCAAATACGTCGTTTATATTGGCCATTATCTGTCTCCAAATATGCCTTTAATTGTTAATTGTTCGTCATTCCAGTCTTCAGGATTTACATAGTCCTTGAATTTATCAGGAAGCTTAGGCATACCGAATAATTTAGGATTCTTCATGTGCAAGTCACGGAGTCTTTCAAGCATACTTAGCTCTTTCTTGTCACTATCACTTAATATCTTTTTCTTTTCTATCTTTACATATTCACCAGCTGGACCGAGAACTTGAGTACCAGCATTCAGCATCGGTGTAGCATAACGTGATTGACCTTGGAAGTTAGTAATATAGCTTTGTATATCATTAACTGCAGGACTACTTTTAGCCCAATTCCATCTGGTCTCAATTGGATCTATACCAGCTGCACCAGCAGCTTCTATTGCATTCAAGTTAGAATTCCATGGTTTGCCTTCAATCTCGTTCTGTGTAGCTTTCTTGGTGCCTTCAACCATTTGATTGATGATATGTTGTTCTTCTTGTTCTCTAACCGATTGCGGCATTGAAGATACGGGTACATTCCTATTCGTATAAGCTGTATTTTGCCATTCGTCAAAGTCTTTCCATGAAATCATCTGGCCATTCTTTGCCTTACGAGCTACATGATCCGGAACTTCCTTGATAAATTTCTTCTTGTCATACATGAAGTACTTTACGGTCTTAGTACCGTCTTCATTTTCCACTACCTTTACGATAGGCGTGCCGGAAGTAAATTTATTTTTAATTTCGCGTGCCTTGTTAGCAGCAGCATTTATCATATCCTGGGCGCCCTGTTTTACTTCACCTTGAGTTACTCTACCAGCCCATCTCATTGGCATTCTCAATGCATATGGAGTGGCATAGTTAGTAGCTATCGCACCACCTGCATCTACAGCAGCGTCCTGTAAAGGCTTATCATTAATGCCCATCTGTGCAGCTTCGCGGATAATTGGAGCAGTAATATTGTCAGCTACCATCTTCGCAGTAGGATTACTTACAAATTTACCTGGAGTACCCATCATTGCTAAGTTAACTGCTGCATCTGCAACTAATGGACCAGCTATATCTGTAGCGTCGTTAATATTCTCATAATTCTGCTTGGCGTATTCCTTTGAAATAGGCAAAGTAAAGTCAGTAACTACACCTCTTATATCGTTAGCTCTAAATGCATCTTCTACATTCTTCGCCTTATGATATTCCTCAAGTTTGTTAAGGAACTCAATTCTGTCTTCCTTGTTACGATAGTCATATCCGTAATCGCTGGCAAGCTTCTTCATCTGGTCATAGTCATAATGCTGTGACCATACATCATCGATATTCAAGTCCTGTAACTTGTCTGTTTCAGGGAAGTTAGACAAACTAGAAAACATCCTATCCATTTCAAGAGTCATCTGATCTTCAGGATATGCAAACTTATCAATATTGTTATCTTCCAATATCTTTTCGTTTTCCGCAAGACGATCATTATGGATAAACGGTGTCATAGCCTTTTTGAGATTTTCAAAGGCTTCAATCTTGTTATTGACACCATTAGCTTCAAGCGCCTTATTCCATAAGAACTTCAACTTCTTTGTATCGTCGTCATTCTTTCCCCAATGAGAATTCATCATGGCAAAGAACTGCTTCTTGTTCTTCTTGAGGTAGTTGTCGATATTTTCTATCATTTCTTGGCCCTCGGAGGTTCTTTGCCCATAGACTTAGGTCTACGGTCTGACAATAATTTAAGGAATTTCTTACCGTATGTTCTGTCTTTTTGCATCATGCCCCAAAGAGCAGGATTTTCATCTATAAGTTTCTGGCGTGCTTCTTCAAGCTTCTTTTGGAATACTTCAAACTTTTGTGCGTCGTTCATTTTATCGTAATCTGGACCTTTACCATAATTTGCATTGATATCTTCCAATTCGTCAATAGCAGACATCATAGCATTATAAGGCAAATCTCCATAGAGGCTATTCTTTAATTCGGCGATTCTAGGATCGGTAATACCGTAGTTATTAGCGTCAGCTTCGAGGCCAGCCAATGTATTCTTATACATTTGAGCCTGTTCCGGAGTCGTAGTAAGACCAACTGTCATTGTAGGCAATGTAGCATTGAGCTTATTCATGAATGCTTGCTTCTGTTCTTCCTTAGTATTAGCCTTTTCAGTTTTGATACGTTCCAAATCTGCGTCCTTGAAAGCCTTCTGTTGATCCAGGCTCTGTTTCCATCTGAACGTGGAAGTAGGATCCGCATTATTCGGACGAGCTGCGTCAAGTTCCATGACAGTATTCATATTTGGACTCGACTTACTGAGTTCATCAGCAATCTGTCCCCTGAGAGACTGTTCTTTCAATGCATTGCCAGCATTCCAGAGAGTGCTGACAGCTTCAGGTAAGTAAGATTTTTGTGCAATTTGATTATAAAGGCCAGGGTCAGAGAATACTGCCTGGATTGTTGCACCTACGTTATTATTTAAAGCCATATTATTAAACCCTTTCCTTTATTTATTAGATTGCATGTCTACTGCCCCAGCTTCCTGGAATCTTGGTATTGACTGCCTTTCCCAAAGACGAACTGTTAATCAGTTCCAATACTGCCCTAGAAGCGTCTTGTAAAGTCTTTCCTCCGTCGTATTCGTACAATTTCGGATTATTGCCGAACCTTATACCTATATGATTATTCGGAAGTATCTTTAACTCAGAAACAACGCTAGAACTTGGTGTCAATGGTCTACGAGGTTTCTTGTCTTCGTTAGGATTCCATTTAGCCAGATTCTTTTCTATCTGTTGTCCCATCATCTTACGTATTTCTGGAGGATATTGAAGCATATCGATATATTTGTTCAATGCATCGTTATGCTCGTCCTGTGTCTGTGCAAGAGCGGCTTCCTGTTCTGCACGGTTTCTAAGAGCATTTCCTTGTGCAGCACCAGGAATATAGACCAAGTCATATAAGAAGCCACCCGGTACACTATCTTGTAGTAGATCGTTTACTGGGGCCATCGGGCCATAGACTTGTGCTATTCTTGCTGCCATTAATAATTACCAAATACGTTATTGATTGACGGAATTTGCTGAACCGGCTGCATGCCTTGTGACATTGCCTGATTCATCTGTTGTGCCTGTGCATTCTGATTCTGTGCTTTCTGTTGTAAAGCTTGTATCGCCATAAGTATCGCGGGTATCATTTTTACTCCTTAGCCAAATATACGTGATAAAAGGCCCTTCTTGCTGTTATCAATTTGTGCTTTTGCGTTAGCGGCATTCATATAGCTCTGAGCCAACGAATTATTCTGGTTGGCAAGATTAGAAATATAATTGCCATAAGCATTAGTAGTATTATCCAGTGCATTCTGTGATAATCCCAATAAGTCCTTGTTCTTGTTATAAGTATTCTGATAGGCCTGATTCTGTAAGTTGGCATTAGTAGCGAATTCGTTCAATGCCTGACTTCTATCCTGTTGATACTTTTCGAAAGCCTTATCCCATTCTTCGCTAGCCAATGCCTGTTGCTTAGCCGCAAGTGCATCGGTATAGTCGCTAGAGAACATATTACCAGCATTAGCCATAGAATTAGTAATAGAATCCATGGCCTGTTGCTTTCTCTGATTGGCAAACTTGCTGTAGAAATCTTCTACGCTCTTGTTATAATTGTCGCCAAACTGACCGGGATTATATACTTCCGTTTTTTCTAGCGCCGATACTCTGTCACCATATTTACCTGCTTCGTTGCCATAGTTCTGGTTGACACGGTTAAGATAGTCCTGATATAGGGACTTGTTCTGCGAAGTCGCGTCCTTGGCATATCCCAATGCTTCGTCTACGGCATCTTTGGCAGCACGAGCACGTGCATTCTGCTGTGTAGAAAAAATGTCGCCTGGGTCCATGATCTCTGTTATACTCATAATTGAAAATCCTTTTCTATATTTATTACAAATCCAATATTACAATAACTGCGCTACTGTCCAAATCGATATACTGTTGCTGTAAAGTTATACAGCCTCCGGTAACGCTGTCCTTTGCGAATTTTAAATACGGCGTAACGCTTTCCCTATTTTTAAGGTACTTATCAGGTAAGACATTCTTGCCTTTCTGGCATAGTTTACGCCATATCTTAATCTTGCCCATTTCATAGCATATCCAAGAGGTAGATGAGTCCTTATAATAGTCCCAGCTGCCCTGTATGGCTTCAAGTATGTCAGAGATATTGCTTCTTTCATTGATATTCAATTATACGCCTCCCTGACATTCTGTCATTCTTATGCTAGCGTCGCTGATTACGAAATCTGAGTCTTCTGAGAAACTGACCTTTAATACGCCCTGTCTCATCATACCGAGATTGAGCCATCTTAAGCGTGACATATACTGGCCTTTCATACCGACGTGTGCTTCGATAACATTAGACCATGTATAACCACCGTCTCTACTTACCTGTATCAATGCCTTGGACTGCTTGCCGTATTCGATAATGTGACCTACGTTGCATTCGAGTGCCAATTCATGGATAAGGAAGTTCTTGTAATTACTTGTCAATACTGGTGTCTGTCTAACACGGAGCAACGGAAGAGACTGTGTGGTATTAAAGTCTTCTCTGTAATAATTTTCGTCTAATATGAACAAGTTACCGTTTTCACAACTACCAGTTACAATCCTGTTATCGAACCATACAGCGAACTGTGGCATATATTTCTTGTTCTGTGCATTATAGAAGTTACGTGAACTTCTGATATGCCACTGGCCAGTCGCTACATCATAACAATAAGTTTCGTTACCGATAGAAATCATATAGAAACTGTGATTGTTCTTGGAATAAGTCCAGCCTCTGAGGTTCTTTACGTCGCTGTTGTTTAGAATCTTATCCATCCATTCAGGACTAATCTTTTCTATCTTTGTATCGTTAATCATCAATATACATTTAGCCTGTGACTTACCAGTACCGATACAGAATACAGTCCTGTTTACAGAAGCCAAGGAGTATTTGGCTTCTAGGCCCTGTTCTTTGTTTATAGAATAGGAAACACGAGACCATGTAATGGTATCGCTGTCAGCCTTCTGCCAGAATTCAATACTGGAAGGACCGAACAGTGTCAAAAGTGAGCCTACGGAATAAATCGCATTTACTTTATCACTGGAAGATTCTGCATTGAAATATTTCTGAACACCATAATTGTCGAGGAAACAATATTCGCCTGAATCTACTTCGCGCGTATCTACAGTTATACCGTCGCCCTTATATTGAACTTCGCCATTTACTATATTGAACACTTCCCTCTTTTCCTGAGATAAAGGATATGGGATAGAATAGTAAACATAGCCTGAACCTAAGTCGTTAACTACAATAGTACCCGAGACCACTGCAATGTGGCTTGGCTTGATGTATAGATTTTCGGTAATTCTCTTAGGCAGAGTGATATCGACGGTGGCTCCTTTCTTTAAATCCCAGCCGTAAATGTTCTGACCGTCTACCCATAAAAGAATAGCCCTTTCGCCGCCAGATTCTGCAAACTGTACACAGTTACCTGTAGCATACTGACCGATAACTTCTGTATCTCCTGCCTTCGTGACACGGTAGACATTACCACCGTATGCTACGAATAAGTCTGGTTCATAGTTCATTATTTCGAGACCAGTAGATGGAACATACATACCGTCTACCTGACCAGAATCACCCAAAGACATCCAGAACTTTATACCTGGAGCGGATTCCATGTATGTTCTCTTGTCTTTTTCGTCACCGTTAAATCCGGTATACATGTTTCTGGATATAGCGCTACCTTCCAAGTTAGGGTTATTCTTGGATAGGTTAGTGCTACCAGTAAAATCTACTAGGATATTATGCACCATGTTCATGCTCCCATTTTAAATATTCATGATTTCTAAAGCTACCAATTCCTAGGTGCCATTAGATTGTAATAATTCGCCATAGGGCTGTCGTCATAAGAAGACTGATATGTAGCCGGACGATTGTGATAGTTAGCTCTCTTCAATAGTCTTAGGGCATTATTGTATTCGTCATCGAAATACTGCTTCTGGTCGAAGAGCTTATATCTGATACACAGTTTGGCACAGAGACCGTCTTCGATAATGCTTAAGAGATGCTCATTGAAATATAGCTTGTCATTGAGCTTATATTGTGGTAACTGCTTAAGATATGTAATTCTATATGTAGACGCTACTATACTATCAAGATAGATTGTGAATAATTCGAAATTGAACTGGCTGAACGGTGTCTTCAATGTGACTAAATCTGTGTCGGCCGTATACATGGATGACAATGAACGTCTAGTCATAGAATCAATTAATGTCCTGTTTGCGGAGGCAAGCTGAATAAATCTGTCGCCAATCTTTCTTCCTACGCCTATTACCCTGTTAGGAAGTGGAGAAATCTTTAACTGCGGCCACAATTTGTTAGCCTCAGGAAACTCTACTAAAGACTTTTGAACATAGTCATAACTGACATAGTATGCATTGGTTGGAGTTTTGATTACGTCGCCTACATTAAAGCTTGATAAGTCTTGAGGAATGTCCTCAAATTCATACATGCCATTCGGAAGTTCTTCTACGATTCTTATACTCCCGCCTGCAGTAATATCTACGGCTTCTACGTTTGAAAGACCCAAGTCCTGGCCATTAAGATCAACAAGGACACTAGCCAAATCTTTTAATCCCGCCATAGCCTGATCACCAGTCGCAACATCACCGTCCATTACTAGACCGCATTTACGAAAAGCATCATTAATGAGTGTATTTACTACTATCATGAAATACCTATAATTATACTACTTATATTTATGAGAAAAGCCTAAAAGGCGAACCCTTTAAGCTTTCATAGAGGTAGCTACATAGTAGCTTAATTATACCTTGTAATAAGTAGCAACGGCCTGACGTGCATCAGGAAGGACAGACGCAAATGGCACGTCTATACGGACAGTGTTGTCACGAGTATTGAAGTTAGAACCTTCAGCGACCTGAACAGTTACGCCGCCCTTAGTTTCAGTCCAGTTGTCTGCACCAATAACGTCGTCGAACTTATAAGTGTCCATACCGAGAGCATCAGCAACACGACACTGACCCATCTGATACTTACCAGCAGTAATTACCTTAGAGAGAGTGAGTTCAGTTGTGCCAGCCGGAACCCAACAGTTAGCGTTGTTTTCGTTGAAACCTTCGACTGCGATACGGAGTTCAGCAACCTTACCGTTAGCGTCCTTAGTGATGATAGCACGGTCCTGATCAGAGAAGAGGCCAGCATTATCAACAATCTTGAGACCTTCAGCGGAGAAAATGTAACCAGCCTTGTGACCGGAACCACCGAGAACTGTTACAGGTTCGAAACCGACAACAGTAGCGGAGTTTACACCAGTACCAGAAACCGGAGTGAGAGTAATAGTTGCGGAAGTTGCGGAAATGCCATCGAAGTTAACGATCGGCAAGAGGTTGTCTTCAACGACAGCAGCACCAGCATACTGGCCTAAATACTTGTCGGAATAAATCTTACCCATACGTTCGGCCGGGATAAACTTAGCGAGGCCACCGTTAGCAATTTCACCAGCAACAGTCGGCTTAACGAAGTTGGTCTTGTCACCAGCAACGGAAAGTTCATCGAGCTTAGTGGAAGCATCAGAAAGGGTCTTGAAGTCAGCAGAACCGACAGCTACCTGAGCAGCATCATAGATGGTTGCGTCGATAACTTTCTTTTCGAGAGACTTAGCCATCTTGATGGTTCTCTTCTTAAGAATTTCATCATTGAAAGATTCGAGGTCAGTAAGACGGTTCCATACAGTCAAGTCAACGCGGTCAGCGATGTTTTCGAGAGTAACAGGAACTTCAACTTCAGTAACGTTACCGTTAGCGTTAGTGATATCGACGCCATCGATTACCGGTGCACCCGGGTCGGTGATGTAAATCTTATAGGTCTTTCCGTACTTTTTGCCATCAAGTTCACCCTGAGACATGTAAGAATGTGCACCCTTGATATAAGGGCAATTGTCGGCAATCTTTTCAGCGATAGCCTTTACTTTTTCGTTGTTGGAAAACTTATTTCCTGCTCCAGTATTTTTAATCATAGTTTTAAATCCTTATTAGTGAGTTCTTAGCCATTCGCGTAAACGTTCGTCATCGTCGAATAAGCTAGTTGGTTTTGTTTCTGCAGCCATTCCAGGACGACCTATTGCAGGTGTCACAGGTTTAGCCATTTGATTTCTGATTCGACTTTCGAGTTCACGAATCTTAAACTGTTTGTCCATAGAATTCGTATTTTCGAAAAGTTCCCTGACACTATCTTGATTAGTAGCCAATTCGTACATAATCTTCGGACCGATGTCACTACGGATAATATACTGTGCTAATTCAGGATCCTCGTCAATCATGTCACCTAATCCCATTTCTAATGCGAATGCAATCTTGTCACGGTAGTCTTTCTCAGCTTCAGGCGTATTATACAGTTTCTTTACGTTTTCTTCAGCCTTGCTTCTGAAAGAATTTACTTCTTCATTCTGCTTGTTCTGAGCTTCGTATTGTTTCTGTGCTTCCGCCAACTTGGCATTCCAAGTATCGTTAAAGCGTTGTTCTACCAGTGCATTGATGAAATCATCATCAGTCTGGAACTGATCCCTTGTTAACGCACCACCATTCGGATTCTCAAGCTTTTCCAATCTTGCAGCTAAGTCATTATACTTAGTTTCCCATCCTTGGATGATATTTTCGTATTTCTTCTTCTGCTTGCCTAACTGGTGCTTGAAGCTCCATGTTGCCTTATCAAGTTGTGTCTTCTCACCGAGGCCCTTTTCCAACGGCTGCACATTCTGTGTTTCTTCTGGAGCAGGTTGCGAATCTGATCCGTCAGCGGGTGACTCTGTTTCGGTTTCGGTTTCCTGCTCGCCAGTAGGAAAATCTACTTCCGGGAACTTCGTCTCATCTTCTTCATTTGTAAACATTTATTACCTCTTCTATCAGCTAAGGGGCTGATTCCCGTTCAATTATATTTATGGTTTACATTAAACGTCTTTTTATCTCTTCTCTACGGGATCTTAATAATCCTTTCGGCTGTAGCTCTTCGAAGTATGTAAGGGCAAGGGCATCTGCAGCGTCGGGAGAATGTCCGATTACTAATTTAATATCCTCCTTGGGTACTAACTGAATCTTATCCCTTGAATTTAACTCATATTTAGTCGCGGCTAATTCGTTTCTTATTTCCTCTGTCAGACCGTGTATTCCATTATCTTCAAAGTTATGCTTCATTGTAACATACATTTCACAACGTTTATTCGCATAAGCATCTAAATCAGAACTGGCCCCGAAAGGCACAAGTCTTACAAACATAGCCAAATCGGTCTCGTCCAATACCTCTTTCAGTCTTAATCCATATGCTTGGTCTATCGCAATATGACTCAAATAGTCTATACCGAATTCATTTACCCAGTTACGTATTACCGTATAGAGGTCTTTGGCAGTCGCAATAGCCAATTTCTCAATCTTCTTTATACTGTTACCTTTACGTAATATTAGCACATTGAAGTCTGAGCCTAAACCACTTGGGTCGACTCCTATAGCATAAGATGTACCAGTTTCCGGGGCATCCTCCATAATAGCGTTAGTAAATAGTGTTCCACCGCTATCGTCATCTACCGCTTCACCATAGAATTCTCTTCTCCACTGTGCTTCAGATAAAGAAGTGCGCTTCATTAATTCAATCTGTTCTGGTGTAATCTTCTTATTATCCGCAGTCGAAGCCGTTATAATCTTTACGTTATTATCAATACAGAACCTTTTCAACCATGAACCTGATCTTGGCGTAGACAGCATTACAATTTGTGGGTCAATTCCTTCGCCACGTAAGCAGAATACTAATACTTCAAAGATATTGGCAGGTGCCAACTCAGCTTCGTCCAAAACAGCCAATGATATTCTGTCAAATCCGCGTAAATTTTCCAGCGACTCGTAGGAACCGAAGAATATGGCGCCGGATTTATATGTTATCTTCTGCGCTGTCTTGTTTAATGTATAATCTCCCGGAATTATAGAGTCTAGTTTACGGCATACCTCGGGAATCATAACTTCAGTCAATTGTTTATATGACTGGGATAAGCATAATATACGCTTTCCTTCCAACAATCTTATCGCAACCAATAAGGAAGCAGCATGGGTCTTGCCTGAACCTCTACCACAACGTAAGTATAATAACTTCTCTTTAGATGTGAAGAGAACTTTTTGATGCGGATATAACTTAAATCGAATGTCCATTATTCCCACCTACATTTACCATGTGTTCTATAATACGAACGCTCTTTCCAATACAATTTTGGATTAGTTGCTATTGTTTCATTATAATGTAACTTAAATTTTATAGCGAATTCCGAGCGTACTTTACCTGTATTCTTAGCCACAATTTTTGCAATAGCATCTTTTGTTGGCTTCTTCCCCTTAAGAGATTTTGATAGGTGTTCACGTTTTTCTTGAAAATTATCATTTTCTAATTGCGTGCACCATCGTAAATTGCGAATATCATTTATAGAAATACCAATAGGGTCGTGCGTAATATGGTCCACTACATTTCTTTTTAAAATGATATCATTTTCTGTTTTAGGAATAAAAATTTCTGCCAATAGACGATAAACACGATATCGAACGTTATTGATAAATATACATTCCCTATAATAAGAGTCTCGTATCTCCCCCTTATAGTTCATTATTCGACCACAATTGCTTATAGCCATAGCCGACGATAATGTCGGCTTTCTATTATGAGGAACTTTTACCCAAATTTCTTTTTGTCCATTAATCATATTAACAAATATAGCAAAAATTTTATTACATATTACATCTTCTGGTTTTCTTCGAGCTTTTCTACCTTTGCAACAAATACGGGTTGACCTATTTCAATTAGTCTGTTAAAATATGCAGTGCCGAGTCTTTCAGCCATGAACGATACTACACGCGCCTGGTACTCTGGCCTATCGTCAAGTTTACCCTTATACTTGTCATTGTCGGTAACGTGCTTAATCATGTCTTCGTAAGTTTCGACTTTCATCCTCTTCAACACTTCGCTCAATATTACATAGAGGAAGTTTACATAATCCTTGAAGATACCGTATGGCAATGTCGCGATAGTATAAGGAATCAATAAATTACCGTTCAGTGTTCTTTCCAATGCAGGAATCATAACGGGCGTCTTTTCCTTTACTACATCACACATTAATCTCAAGTCATCACCGTTATGGCACTGTTCATAATGCTTCCATACGGGTACAGGCAATACAGCCATTTCCGGAACGGCCAATCTATTATAGATATCCCTGTCGAACTTCCTGCGATAATGATTAAACTGAAGCCAGTCGACTGGTACTTGGTTTTCGTAGGTTTCTTTCTTGACTAATGAATCCATCAGTCCCTTATAGGCCGCGATTTCTGACCATAAGCGATCGTCCAGACCTTCGAAATATTCTACTTCATGCTCGAATTTAAGATCCAGCTTGTTAGTTAATATTGTATAGTCTTTCTCGAATTTGCTCTCGTCAAATTCCTTGTGTGCTACTATGTATCTTTTCATTATGCGTCCTCTATGCAAATGTTTATTGTATTATCAGCCTTTACGTCGGCTATTACTTCCTGTTCTACCTTTTCAGAATACTGTTCCTTATACCTTCTCTTCAACAACTCGATATACTGCATCTTGCCTTCACAGTAATATTCACTTGACAAGGTATTCATGATGGCTTTCTTCATAGTGTCATACCAGTCTGCAACCTGTCTAAGCAAATCCTGAACGTTATCACTGAAGTCCTCTACACTTTGTTTACGTGACCATAAGTCACGACATTTACGATCACTTGGGCGTAAGTCATATGGCAGATATTGCTGTATATCCCTCATGAAAGTTATGATAGAATAAAGACTAGTATTACCGTCATTATCTTTTGATGTAGCACGACCATGGTTCAATATAGTCATGGTAATACCAGTAAGCGAGAGACCTGTGTCATCCTTGTAGATCGGACCCAGTAACGGTTCGTCAATCGTCAACAGGAATTCAAGCTGTCTTTTCCTACGCTTTGTACGCGCTCTACTAGCTACTATTTGCATTAATAGCCTCCTCGCGGTAATTTAATCTGTTGTAATAATTCAATAATCTTGTCCAATTTAACTGCGATATCGGACAAAGTTACTTCTGGAATAATTTGAAAAGAGACCTTTTCAGAGGTCTCTTGTTTTAAATTCTTTTTAGCCATATTACCTCTGTGTGCATTAGAACGGCACATTCGTGAGCGAATGTTTACCATTCGCCATGACTTATTTATGATTTACTTCCAATCTGTATTTCTCCTAGATCTGGAGGTGGCTAAGGCATAGGCCAACCAGATGCTTTATATAAACCATAAGCACTAGGACTAGGAAGATCATCATAAAAATTAGTAGTAAATGCTGACCAATTTCCCCAATTTGCATTTACTCTACTATAATGTATTTCACCGTGATATATTTCAGAGTAGTTGCCAGTGTATAATTTATAATCTAATTCAGTATTGGTTTTAGCAGTATTTGTAGGTTTTAGATTAACGGTAAATGATTGTGGCATAGTATTATATTGCATTAAAATATTATTACTATCGGAACCATTTGGGAAATCTAAACCATAAGTATATAAATTATCTAACTCTTCTTGTGTAAATGCAGTTATATAAGGATGTGTATGTGCAGTTGCATCTTCCGCTATCCAATATACGTTATCAGCCACCGTATTTACTTTTACTGTAGCATTATTACCCCAATTTATTTTTGCTTCTGCTCTTCCAGTCACAGGATCAGGAAATTCAACTCTTCTCAGATATTGCCAATGTGGCGCTATTATCTGATTAGGTCCTTTAACAGTAAGCGTAGCAGTTCCAGTTATATTAGTAATTCCTGTCGTAGTTTCTACATTATCACCAGTATATATCTGATAAGGTACAGCCGCCCAATCAGTTCCTGCACTTTGTTGTGCACTAATTACAAAAGTATCATTTACAATACCACTAAACAAGAAATTAACCATCATATCTTCTGACATTGGTTCAGTATAAGACGAATATGGAGTAGGACTAATAATACCAACTTTGGAAATATTATTCCAGGCTCCAGATTGCGTACGCAATCTTACATTGTGTGCTTCTGGTATATAACCGCTACTTCTTGTCTTTAAGAGCTTGTACATGAATTATCCTATTTCGTAATAACCACTGTTCAATGTAACCCACTTCTTTGTTCCTTCTATATTTTGATAACCAAATACACCATAAGCGCCAGAACCCAATACAAATGTTTGATTATCTAATGTTGCGGAATATCCTGAAGGTCCATCATAATGATATGGAGTAGTTATATGAACTTCTGTATAACCACTAGCTGTCATCTGGAGTGCCGTAGTAGAATCACCAGTAGTAAATTCATAATTATATATTTTAGATTCTCTTATAGTATCAGATATGATAGCACCAGCGCCATCAGCTCTTAACCAACCCTTAGCAGTATTAGTAGATATTAATGTAAATTCATTTGTACTTCCAGCAGTATTTCGTAATGCAATGCTATAGTATTCAGTATATTGATTGTTACGTTTATGTGCGACATGGGCACTAGCAATAGAACCATCGACACCGCCAACAACATTAGAGAATGTCAAACCACTGTTTACAATAGTATCAGTTTCATAATTATCTATATAACTTGTTACAATTGTTAATGGCCATTGTGCTGAAAGAACAGCATCCCAAGCACTTATTGTACCAGTCATCGGGGTATTGTCTACAACGATAGGATCTATACCTGTGTAAATTTTACCCTGAGCATGAGCAGTAGCCTGGTTATATGCATAGCTAGAAGCTGCAGTAATATCCTTTGTCCAGCTTTTTCCAGAAACAGTAAACGCTGTTCCACCGGCTGTAGCTACATTGATATTATTTCCAGCTTTTACATCATAAGTATTTCCTACACCACCTGTAATACTAATGACTACCTTATTATCAGTCTTCGTAACCTGGATAGGATCAAGTCCACTTAATGGTAAACCAGTTGGCCAAGCTCCACTAAGTTTAATTTCATGACTGTTAATTCCACCAGAAACAATAGTTGGTGTCAAATTGTTTACACTGGAAACATAGCCTTCAGGAATACTTGATAAGTAAGTAGCAGTAATTACATTACCGTCAGAATCATAGGTAGCACTATTAGAACTAAATGCAAAGTTAGCAGTAAGAGCGGATTGGACTGCAGTAATTCCACCAGCTGCGGCTGCAATTTCGTCACTCCAGTCCTTTCCGCTAATTACATGGTTAGTAATATCGATATTGGCTCCGGCAGAATATTCCTGAACTCCTGGTATACTTGCAGTAGCCTGTTCATAAGCATAACTGGAAGCTGCAGTAATGTCATCAGTCCAATCTTTACCAGAAATTTCATTATCGTTTATTGCAATATTAGGTCCAGCAGTATAAGTCAAACCGGCACTGAGAGCAGAACCGTTAATACCAGTTATGATATTGTCAGAACCAGAAATTGCGCTATATGGAACATAGGCGCTCATGCCAGACTTATCCTGTTTAGAATAAATCTGATTTATTATATCATTCTTCGCAGTAGAATATTCGTTAGAAATGAAGCTATTGAAAGAACTGGTATCGAGTTTGCTATCCAATGCACTGGCTATATTGGCAGTAGTAGGCAGTGTAATCCAAGAACCCTTAACACCGATGGCATGATTCCTATAGCCGCTTAAGTCATGACTGGAAACTACCCTGAAGGATTGGCCCCATTCAGCAGTAACGTTACCCATTTCAGACCAGCCAGAAATCCATGGAATTGGTTCGATAACTTCACTCAAGCTAATTATATCTGTATCGTTATTGACACTAATATAACCAGAACCAGAATATTCATGACCCTTTACAGAAGACATGGCTGATTCGATAGTCGGAGTCCAGTCCTTACCTGAAACTATATAGTTAGCAATAGAAATATTGTCACCTGCAGAATACTCATGATAGGCAGAGGCATCAAGTTTCTGATCAATGATACCGCTCAAGTAGTTATCATGGTTATAGAGCTCGTCTATAGTTACATTGTAAGCCGAACGGAAGTTATTGAAGTCATTAGCATCCAGTTTAGTATTGACTATGCTAGAAAGCTGCGTAAGATCTACGGAATTAATCTGAATATTGGCACTGTTCTCGTTTACAGCTGACCATAAATCGTCAAGATTCTGGTTAACCGAGGAACAACAATCTTCCATTTGACTAGAAAGACCGGATAAATCGTCCTTTATTCCGCTTATTTCTTCATTTACCGCAGAACAGCATTCATCAACCTTGGCACTGAGACCACTGAAGTCACCTGTAAAGCTGATAACGTTGTTTTCGTTAATATCGATGTAGTCGCCTGGGAAGTAGGTATTGCCCTGGCCTTCACCAGCTCTCAAAATTCTGTTATTTGATTGTATTACTGCCATGATATATTTATTATCCCATTAAGGTAATACATATTGGGCTGTCCAGTTACCGGATAAGCCATTTGTATTACATTTATTATTAAAATTGGTAAGCATATTTACATAAGGCACGCCAGTAACATTATTTGCTGTAAACGTAACAGCCCATACCTCTGACCAAGGTATAGAACCAATAACCGACAACTCTTTAGTATCTATAATTGCTGTCCTGTTCATAGCAAGTTGCGCTGAGGGCATATTAACAGGTACGGTATAAAGGGAAATGAATGCACTGAATGTAGCCGTAAGATTACATGGCGTAGCAAAGTTAGGACCAGTGGACGTAGCAAAGTAGAAATTTGGAGAACCTGGCGTACTGGAGTAATCGAATCTTGAAGTTACTGAAGCAGTAGATATATCAGAACCTGTATATTTTGCAGCGAAATACCCCCCATTGCTTCCTGTCCTAAAAGTTTTTGACACATCTATCTCTCCAGGTGATAATAAATCTCCAGACATATTATACTGGTTAAGCCTGAATATAGCCTTAGCTGTCTGATCATCTGCCTCGCCGAACTTGAAATAGTTAGTGCTTGTTATAGTTCCACCATTGGCACTATAGCTATCGAAACGATAATATTCATCCGCAGTATTATATAGCCTTACAATTTCTCCTTCCATACCTGTAGTCTTTGCTGCGCTTATTGTACCATGACCATTAGTCTCAAGGTGCAATCTCTTGATATAGTCATCAAAAAGTATCAATTCACCGTTATATGCAATCAGCTCATTATCAAAATTAACAAAATCTTTCATCTTAAACCACCATTTCTATTAAGTTAGCTGTAAAAGAATTTACATATACGCCTTGAGGTGAACCAGCATTATTTCCGCTTGTTGCCAAGAATAAAGTTCCAGCAATATTAGAAGTATCGATATTGAACGTTACATTCTGATTTGTATAGCCACCTTGACCGAAAGTATTACAACTAGCCGTGCTTATTATATTAGCAGAAACCCATTGTGACGGAATTTTCTTTGTATAGGTGCCAGCTGAATAAGTAGTATAGTTAGGATCTATCCCAACACATATAAGGTTTGCTTGATTACTAGGATAATGAATATTCGCAGTTATATGCCCTGACAATCTTCTGTTATTTCCGAGAACAATGCAGTTATTAACATTTCCGGTATAAATCGGATATCCTTGAGTATTTGCCAAACCGGCTACATGATAACGTCTTGTATAACTACCACCTACATTTCCTACAGGAATTATAAAGTTTCTCGAATAATGCATATTCTCGTCCATTGTAGAACCTTGATTACTTGATACTGGATTATAATAAGTCTGTAAAGTATAGCCACCTTGATAAGCGGTAGGTTGTGCACTGAACGTAGCCCTTGCAGTAACGTCATTATTCAAAGTAAACTTATTGCCTGTCAAAGTTGCACCGGTTACAGAATAACCTTGGAAACCATAATTGGTGTTTGGAGTATTGCTCAACGTTACCTGAGTTCCAGAAAAACCAGACATTGGAGAAGCGGTTATACTTCCGTGACCGTCAGTAGAAGTAGTGACCTGGAATATTGACTTATTCCATATCATTTCCTTCTGGTTAGAAAGAAGTGCAGAACCGTTAAATGCTAAACTGAATGCCGAATTAATCATTTTTCAATTTTTCCTTGATCCAGCTTAAGTCAGTCTGAATCTGTGCAAGTTTAGAAGCTAAATCCAAATTCTTTATTTCCTGTATCTCACTCTCTAACAAAGAAACTCTCTTATCGAGATTCTCATTAGCCTCGTCTCTCTTGGACTTTGTATCTTTTCTCTGCAAATAAACGATAGCATAGACGACCGCTGCCGCTATGACTATCTTGATGTCACCTGTATTAAAGGCACTTGTTAACATATCTTCCATGTTATACCTCTAATTATTTACGGTGCAATACCCGTTGCGGTCCATGTACCTGTTGTATCTGCTGCAACATATCTAGCTGTTGTATAATTCTTACCGCCACCGCCAGCAGGTTGTGCCCATGCATGTAAATGTGCAGAAATACCATAATTAATACCAGTATTAGTAGTAGTAATTGTTTTATTATAATATGCATTACCAGGTGCTTTGAAACTAAATGTTTGAGTATTACTTTGTGTACTTCCCAATAAAGTAGTTGCAGTCATATAAGCGTTTCCTGTGTTACCTGCTGTAAGACCTTGTAATCTAACTTTAGGATTTAAGGTTATAGAATATGCAGATACTGTCGAATTTATTTTCCATCTATTAGATGTATTATACCAAGCAGTTGGAATATCACCTGTATGATTTCCATGTATTGCATATTTTGCAGGCACATTAGCATCACCTTCATTATATCCAGCACGTGCTACAGCATTTACATTAGAACCTTTTTCCCAACCACCAGTAGCAGTAAAGTAGTTAACTTTTTGAACTGCCTTAACAGTACAAGGACCAGTAGGAATTAAGACTCCATTTTCAACAATACCTCCAGTAACATCATATCCAGAAATTCTATAATAAGTATCATAACCTGTCTGAAGAGTAATACCAGTACCGCCTGGAATGTAAATTGTTGTATCGCCAGTACATTGAACATGGTCATCACTCAAATAAGTAATCGGGAAGCCTTCATCAGTATAAAGTCCTTCGGCAGTTACATTCTCACCGACAAACATGAACTGATTTCCAGTTGCAGTTGCTCCTGTAAGATTCAATCCTGTAAAATACCATCCTTCATCAGTAGTAGCGTCAACAGTAACGACATCTCCAGAGAATCCAGACATCTTGTCAGCACTCAATACACCATGGTCACCGTTCTCCAGTGTAAGTTCACGTGAATGTTCGAATTCAGCCTGAGCAGTAACATTAGAATTACCGAACATGAAATCGTTACCTGTAAGAGTAGCACCAGTGATATTCAAAGCACTCTGACGCCATACATCGGATTCCGGTGTTACTGTAATCGTAGCAATATCTCCAGAATAACCTGGGTTAATATTAGAAGATACAGAACCGCCTTCTGTAGTTTCATCAATAAAACGATAACTTGGATGACGACCAACACCTATAATAGCATAAGGCGCAGTAGCAGAGAATTGATAATCAGTATTCCATTTACCGGCAGCATAAGCAGTAGTTTGATTACCCATACCTAAATAATAACCAGAACCAATGTGTCCAGAATTACCAGACAATCTCATTTCTTGACCAATAACAAGATTATGTTTTTCTGCTAATTTCCATGGTGTATATGCCCATGCATCACATCCCATAATTCTAGGTTGTGTATTATAAACGTTTTTACTTGCATGTCGACAACCAACACCACCATTTTCGAAACCAGAACCTAATACAGCTATTTCTTTAAAATGTGTCACTGGTTCAGACAGCTGAATGTTTGTTTCATATAGTTGTGCTGTATGTTCACTTGACCAAATCAATGTTCTGTCATAATTATCCGGATATTTTACCCCGACAATCATATAAGGGCGGACATCGTTAGTTCTGTTATTTACCAATGATGCAGCATAAGCTGTAGAACCTGCATTTTTGCCCCAATAATATGAAGAAGCGACAAAACCAGATGTTCCAGAAAGAAACACCTGTGTTCCGTTACAAAGAACAAAGTCATCGGTTGCACCCCAGTTTCCAAAGAAGAAAGGTCCTCCAAGATTTAGCTGACCAGAAATAACTGGATAGTCAGTCATTACACAAGGACAATAAGTTCTTGTACCTGAACCGTAATAGATTATTTCATCATAATTGTCGATTGAATCATTTAATGTAATAGATGTATTATTAGGCTGTACTGTTTCAGCAGACCAAAGAACTGTTCTTTTTACGTCACTCATTTGACCTCCTTTACACCGACAATCTTGTACGGATGTAAGTCAACATTACGTCCTGTATTGTATGTACCATCGCAAAATGCAGTCGAACCATTATTTTGACCAATAAAGTAAGAACTAGTAATATATCCAGAAGTTCCATCTAACCACATATCAGTTCCATTAATTAAAATATACGTAGAACCTGTACTCCAACGACCAGCATAAAAACATCCACCTTGGTTAACACCTGTATGGTTAACTGCGTATCGATTTTGAGTATCAAGCCAGAATTGTGAGTCACGATTAGCTGAACCGTAAACTATATATTCGTCATAGTTATCTATACTGTCATTCAGTGTAATAGAGTACATGTTCTTAAACGGTGTGTCAGTTTCCCACAAAGTAGTATATTCGAAATGGGGTTCTGATTTTACATACCCAACATACCCATTCCAACCCGGATAGGC